AATGCCCAGATGGGCCACGTTACAAAGCAATGGGTAATAGTATGGCAGTACCAGTAATGCGATGGATTGGACAACGAATAAAGGAGGCAGTATGAGATTTATTGTTTCAGATAATTTAGGTGAACTAAGACGGTTTAATTGGTTGGACGAGGCTAAACGTTTTGTGGGCGATGATCCTGAAATGTTTATCACCAAACTACCAACTCCAGTTAAGCAAGACCCGTACATGAAGGCACAACAACTATTAGGAGCAGCACTGATATGAAAGAGAACTTATACAAGGTAGGACTGGGTGTACTTTTTGTTGCATTGATTATTTCGTTTGGCACTCGTAACATTGGACGCGAATGCCCTAAAGTAACGGCAGAACCGTACACCCAGAATCAAATGGTAGACGGCTGCGTGATGCAAAAGTCAGGCAGCGTGTGGATTAGAACTTGCGGATAAATAAAAATGCAACTAACTAAAGAATATTTATACATGAGCCAAGATGAAGTTGCCGCGGAGTTAAAAATTAACCGCAAGGCAGTTTTGGATGCAGAACGATCTGGCATTGAAAAAATCCGCAAGGCGCTTGAAGAACGTGGCATTGACGTTAAGATGTTGCTGGGGGATTAAATGAACGCAAATGAACTAGCTGTTTATTTGGAAGACATTACTGATTGGGAAGAAAGCCCTTATCGACAAGCAGCCACTATGCTACGCCAGCAACAAGATGAAATAGAATTATTAACTGACCAATATCAAAGGTTAAATGAAAATCTGGAAATGTGGAAAGATGGACACTTTAAGCAACAAACTGAAATAGAGGCGTTGAAACAAGTCATTGATGCAAACAATCTAAGCCAAAACATTGGGCAGTTTGTAAAGCCAGCGAAGTATTCAGATGCATGGTGGAAAGAAGTTGATGAATTTAATAAACAGTTAAAGGCACAAGAAAAATGAAAATCATTAAGAAAATGTACGGCGCAGTATTTAGCCCAGCTAGCTCATTAGATCTGGCCAAGGACGAGCTAGAAAAGTCACGCAAGGCTTTCCTAATAAACAAAACGCACACCGAATACTACGCGTCACAAGTAGACTTTGAGACCAAGCGCATCAAGCGGCTCGAGGAATACATCAACGATATGGAACCACAGCTAAAGGCCAAAGCCAAATGACACTGGAAGAAGCCATACTACAAATTGAAGTATTAAAAAAGCAACTTGAGCTGTATCAGTACAGCTACGGCCAGATGGTTAAACAGATGAAAGAACTAAATGACAACACCAAAAAAGATTGAGTTTGAAGAGGGCTGCTTTGATAACCTTGAAGATGATCTTACTCAAGAAGAGATGGAGGCGCTAGTGCAAGGCATACATCAGCTGCTCGAGACCGGTGAGATATTTGAGAACGCCATTCCAGTTGAGGATTTGCCTGAAGAAGAGCAGGAAGCAATTGCCCTTATGTTTGAGCGCAAAGCAAAACGAACAAGGCACTAAATGCTAAAGAAAAAAAAGAAATATGACTATTACAAGCTGGACGTTGGATTTTATCCTGACGTGATGAAGCTGTGTTTTGACAACAAAGTATTTCAAGAGATACTTAAAGACCACGACATCAAGCTAAAAACCAGCGCCTTAGATATTGGCATGGCTGAGACGCACCAAATTGGCGATGGCAAAGAGGGCATTATTATCTTAGTGTTTGATTTAATCGATATGGGCGATGACATGGCCGTCATAGTTGACACCATAGCGCATGAGGTCAGCCATGCAGTTGACCACCTGGCAGAGTTCATTGGCGAAGAAAACAACTTTGTCGGAGAGACACGGGCCTATCTAACTGGCTCATTGATGAAACAAATTTTTAAAATAACAATGAGCGAGAAAGATAAAAATGCTAGAAAAGCAAATCGAAAAGTTCTTAGTAAGAAGGGTGGTCGAGTCGAACGGGATAACTTTCAAGTGGATCAGCACGGTGTCGGGGGTACCGGATCGCATAGTATTGCTGAACTCGAAAGTATTATTCGTGGAGCTGAAGACGGAGACGGGAAAACTGAGCTCGAGACAAGAACTGGTTTTTGATCAAATAGGCGAGCAGGGATTCCCCGTTCATATTCTACGTAGCTACGAAGACATCGAGGAGTTCATCCGTGAAGCGCTGTATAACTTGTAAAATAAACAAGAAAAATTCTGATTTTTATGCCCATCAAACCACTAAAGATAGATTGCATAAAGAATGCATTTTATGTCTTAATATAAGGTCAACAAAAACTCATTTTAAAAATAAATACAATCTTACAATAGAGCAAAGAGACAATTTAATACTGCAACAAAATAATTGTTGTTCGATTTGTGGTGACAAATTTGTTTCTTCAAAGCATACACACGTAGACCATTGCCATAAAACAAACAAAATTCGTAAAATATTGTGCACTAGCTGCAATACTGGTCTTGGTTGTTTTAATGATGATCAAGAAAGATTAAAAAAGGCAATAGATTACTTGGAATACCATGCTAAAGAGAACACAACTGCACCAATATCAAAAAGACCTGATAGAAAAAGCAAAGACAAGTCCCAACTTGGGACTATTCCTGCCGCCCGGACTTGGCAAGACGGCGACGACACTAACGATCATAGCGGAACAATTCAAGGGCAAAACGTTGATCATAGCCCCCAAGCGAGTAGCCCAGACGGTATGGGATACAGAAATAAACAAGTGGCAGCATCTCAGCAACTTAACCTGTTCAAAAATATTAGGCAGTGAAAAGCAGCGACTTGAGGCCCTATCCGTTGAGGCAGACATATACATCATTAACCTTGAAAACGTAACATGGCTGTGTGGCCTTTCAGACAAGTTAGTGTTCACTAACTTAGTGATAGATGAGAGCAGTCGTTTTAAGGACCCTAGCACCAAGCGTTTTAAGGCGCTTAAAAAGCATTTAAAGGGCTTCTCACGGCGTTTAATACTAACCGGCACACCCACCCCTCAAGGACTACCTGATCTCTGGTCACAGGTGGGTATACTGGACTTAGGACAACGCCTAGAAACTAGCCTGACCAAGTTTAGAGACAAATACTTAACCCCCGACCAAATGAACCGCCATACGCGGGTAATATACAGCTGGAAATTACAACCAAATGCAGATCAGATTATTAAAAACAAAATTGAAGATATATGCTTTAGCCTTAAAGCTGAGGATTATTTACAGCTACCTAGCTGTACGTCGCTTTATCACAAAATTGATTTAGACCCACAAGTAAAGAGTAAATACAATGAGCTTAGAAAAGATATGGTTGTTGAAATCGGTAAGGGGCATATCACAGCTCCAACAGCAGCGACACTGGCGAACAAGTTACTGCAATTCACCTCGGGCGCAGTCTATGGCCAAGATGGAGAGCCGCAGGAAGTACACCGTACTAAATTGGAATACCTTGAGTCGATCATGGAAGAATCTTCAAGCCCGACACTGGTTTTCTACCATTTCAAGCACAGCCTCAACAGAATACGCCTCCAGTTCCCGCAGAGTGTGGTGCTGGACGATGACAACATTGCAGCGTGGAATCGTGGCGAGATTCGTATGCTGCTTGCCCATCCGCAGAGTGGTGGTATCGGGATTAATTTACAGTGCAACGCTGGAGAGACAGCCCAAACGGTTTGGTTCGATTTACCATGGAGCTCAGAGAACTACATCCAAGCGAATGCCCGGGTCTACCGTCAAGGGCAAAAAGTGCCGGTTATATTACACCACCTAGTAATGGCAAACACAATCGACGAGCAGGTAGTCAAGGTACTAGAAGGAAAAATAAATTTGCAGGAGGCCTTGTTAAATGCCCTAGATTTTGCATTAATATAGCTATGAGAACAAAAACCAAGAATAAGATAAACGCTGTAGCTCCCCGACTTAGCGATGAAGATATTGACCCGATTGAGCAGGATGATTCTGAAAATGTAACCATACCGTCTAACGATGGGTGGCTGCCGTGGGATCCTGAAGATATATCTGACATTCGTAGATTAGTTACCGAGAGCATGCCAGAAAAACAGCGTCTTATTATGGAATCGTTTTTAGATGGTCTGAATTATGCAGATATTTATGTAACCGAAAAGTATTGGCGTTACCATTTTGTTAAGGGAATTGAATTTCTTAAAAAGGAGTTAAAGGTATGAGTACATTCGTTGTAGAGCATATTTACAAGGGGCATCCCATGTTCGAGACTATTCGGGGTGTAGAAGACATTAGCCTAGACATGTTTGATAAGGTGCAAACGATGTGGGTATGTGACAGTGAGGAAGAGGTTACGGCAGTTGAGAATGAGTTGCGGAGAAAACATAGTGAACGATCCAGTAAACAACCCTAAGCACTACACCGCACACCCCTCTGGCATTGACTGCATCCAGATTACTGAGCACATGGGCTTTTGTTTAGGCAATGCGTTTAAGTATATTTGGCGAGCAGATTTAAAACACGACGCGATTGAAGACCTGCGCAAGGCGCGTTGGTACTTAGATCGTGAAATAGAAAAAAGGACGAAAGTATGATATTAGAACTTGATGATGATTTTACAGACGAGATTACGGTAGCCAATTTAGCACAAAGCTACGTCTCAATATCCAAAAATATAAAAGAAGGTAAAAATTGGGATGAAGATGACATAAAAGATTGGAAAGAATTTTTACCAAAACTTATGGAAGTAGGTAAATGGTACAGCGTAGACTTTCAAGCAGACATTAAAAAGGCCATGAAGAAAAAATGAACGATAGAATTGATTTAGAATCCGCCATAATGTTGATGTGGCAGACTAGCGATGACATCGAGTTGTTATACAAGCACTACAGTGACGCGCCCAAACCAATGACCGAAGATGAAGTTGCTACTGCGCTACTTGGCATTAAAGCGCTTAATGATTTACGTTGTCACGCGTTAGATGATACATACAACCGTAAATTTGAATTAGATGAATACTGCACAGATCCAGAAAAATTAGCTGCAAGAGATGACTGGTTCGATAGTATATTAAACGAAGTAAAAACTAAAAGGAAAAAGAAATGACCGAAGATGAAAAAATGAAGAAATTAGATGAGTTTGTGCTTAATATTGAAGTACCAATTAGGGTGATGAATGTAACATTAAATGCGTTAAACATGCCGTATCAGACACCTTCTTTAACACATGCTGAACTTATTGCGTTTTATCAAAACCAAGCTGGTCCACAGGCAGAAAAGGCTAAGGCTGCGTTAGAAGCAGTAACGGAGAAACCAGCTGATGAGTGACTTGTTTAACAAGATGATGGAGGCCAATAAACTGTCAAACGACGAGGCTAAGGCCAAGCGCGAGGCAGAGATTGAGGCCAAACGGCATGAGATGGCTGGAGCCATGACCCGTATGATGATCAATGAGGCACTTAGCCAGGTCCGGCAGACTAAGCAAGAAAATGAGGCTTTAGCCCAAAAAGCTAGGGCGGAAAAGAAGTAATTGTTGCATTAATGTATATAGGAGCAGTAAAACTCGTCGGGAAGACGCTTTGAACCTCCACCCACACTTTTACACACACAGGAGATTTACAATGAACCCATTTGAAATTCGCAATAGCCTTTTACTTACGGCAAAAGATTTTATGACCCAGCAGTATGACGCACAGATTAAAATCTGGGAACTGGCAAGTAAGGCGACAGAGAAATTCGAGGCTGCAGCCCCTAGCTTTCCCACAATGGCAGAGATTATTGAGCATGCCATTGAGATGAACAAATTTATCAGCGGAACTGTAGAGACAGAACTAATCAACGGCGCCAAAAAAATAGGCGGCATAACTAAAGTATTCTAAAACACTATGGCAACTAAACCCGGCTTGTACGCAAATATTCAAAAAAAGAGAGAACGTATCGCAGCAGGATCTGGCGAAAAGATGCGCAAGCCGGGTGCCAAAGGTGCACCTACTGCAGACGCATTTGTGCAATCAGCTAAGACTACAAAGGTAAAAAAATGAAAGATTTCAAAAAGATGGTTAAGATGGCCATTGGTGGTGGTGTTAAAAAGATGCAAGCCGGAGGTAGTTCTTCTGACGACATAGTGGAAGCATTTCGTTCCGGTAAAGCAAAGCCAATGCCAATGCCAAGCGATAAAAGCAACCGTGATTATGGTTTTGATGTTCCGGGTATAGGTAGAGCAAAACCAGTTGAAATGCCAAGCGATAAAAGCAACAGTAATTATGGTTTTGATGTTCCGGGTATGGGTAGAGCAAAACCAGTTGAAATGCCAATAAAAACACGTGAAGCAATACACGAAGCAATGCTTCTTAAAAAAGGTGGCAAAGTAAAACGTGGAAATAAGAAAAAATAATGGCAACAAAGCACGATAAATCAATCCCACGTAAGACCACTGGTGTCGGTAAGACTTACAACCCTACAGACAAGGGCGCTGGTATGACTGCCAAGGGTCGATCAGAGTACAACAGCAAGAACAACAGTAATTTAAAAGCACCAGCACCACATCCAAAGACAGACGCAGACAAGGGCCGTAAGGCATCGTTCTGTGCCCGCATGGAAGGTGTTGTCAAGAAAGCAAAAGGCCCAGCTGAAAGAGCTAAGGCATCACTAAAAAATTGGAATTGTTAATGGCCAAAAAATTTAAATTTAACGAAGATCATGCCAAGGTTATATTGGAGTTGGGCCAACAAGGCGCATCCCAAAAGGCCATGTATGCCGCAATTGGCATCAGCAAAGACACGGCAGCAAAGTTAAAAAAAGAAGACCCCCTGTTTGCTGAGACAATGTCAATGGCGACAACGAGCGCCCAAGCATTTTGGGAGTGTATGTTACTTGCTAACATTGACAATAAAACATTTAATTCAAGAATTGCCGAAATTGCTTTACGTGGGCAATTTCCCGAGGATTATCGCGAAACCCGCGACATTAAATTGGACGCAAAAGTAGAAACCAAAATAGACTTTAACAAAGAAGTTGCAGAATTGATTGCCGCATTAAAAACGTAGTACTAGTCAACGGGGAATCGGCTTAGCGGCCCTGCCAGTGCTCATTCACTGGCTACCCACCAAAAAACCAATGAGGGTACCAAATGAAGAAATGCACAAAATGTGGTAAACAAAAACCACTATCTGAGTTTAATAAAAGAAAAGATCGCCCCATTGGGGTTACATCAGCATGTAAGCCTTGCATAAGTTTGTCCAAAGATCCGGATAAAAGAAAATTATCTTGGAAAAAATGGCGAGAAGCAAATCCAG